ATGGATTCGATACCTATGAACCAGAAAACCGTCTACCAGTACGACCAGAACGGCTTCTATATCGGCGAGACCATTGCCGAGCGCGATCCTCAGGTGCCAGGTAACTGGCTGCTTCCGGCCGGCTGCACCGAAACGAAGCCGCCGATCTTCACCGCCGGCAAGCTGCCGAAGTGGGTCGGCTACAAGTGGAAATTGATTAGCCCGTAGGTGAGATATGGAACGCAAGGCCAAGAGACGCTTCACCGACAAGATGGAGCTCTTCTGCCTCGTCTATGTCGAGACCGGCAATGCTTCAGAGGCGTACCGCCGGTCCTACAACACCGCGAACATGGCCGACAAGACAGCCCAGCGTGAAGGCTACAACACCCTCCAGAAGCCGCAGGTGCAGGCCCGGATCGAAGAGTTAAGGAATCAGGTCATGGATCGCCATGAAATCACCGTCGACACGCTGCTGCTCGAGCTTGAGCAGGCGCGGAGACTGGCCCTGGAGACCAAGAAAGCCGCTGCCGCTGTCACCGCCACCATGGGCAAGGCCAAGCTCCTAGGCCTGGACAAGCAGATCGTCGAGCTGACCGGCAAGGACGGCGCCCCGATCGAGACCCAGTCGACGATCAAGGTCGACCAGGAAGCGCTGGACGCGGTCCTTGGCTGCCTATGAATGACCTGCTCGACTGGGAGGCGATGAGCAGCGCAGAACGGCAGGCAGCAAGACTCATCAGCGAGCATTCGCCGCTGTCGTTCATGCGCGTTTGGTTTCAACTCAACCAGGGCATGAAATTCCTCTGCAACTGGCACCACCGCTACATGGATCACACGGCCCTGCAGGTGCTTCAGGGCAAGCTCAAGAACGTCGTCTTCAACATGCCGCCAGGCGGGACCAAGACCGAGTATTGGTCGATCCACCTGCCGGCCTACGTCATGACGAAGTACGACCGGACCCGCAACCTCAGCGTCTCGTATTCGAAGGCCCTGGTGGAGGAGAACTCCAACCGGATCAAGTCGATTGTTGAGAGCAGCGAATACCAAGACCTCTGGCCCTGCTCGCTGGGCAAGGCCGACGTAGCCAACTGGATCATCTGCGACGAAGATGGCCGCAACAAGCACCAGATGTTCAGCCGCTCAACGGGCGGTCAGATCACCGGTGTGCGGGGTGGCTATATCTCCGAGGGGTTCTCTGGCTTCATCAACCTGGATGACCCTGAGAAGGCCGACAGCGCGTTTTCGGCGACCATGCGGGCCAAGGCTCAGCGGATCGTCACTAACACGCTGCGCAGCCGTCGCGCATCGCCTGATACGCCAGTCATCTGCACCCAGCAGCGCCTGCACACGGACGATGTATCCGGCTTCCTGCTCAAGGGCGGCATGGGTCTGGACTTTGCGCACATCAAGGTTCCGGCCCTGGTGACCCGCGAGTACATCGCCAGCCTGCCGCCCGAGATCCGAGAGCACGCCGAGCGTGACGTCTTCAGCGGCCCGTCTGTGGTGCGCGGCGGCGTCGAGTATTGGTCCTACTGGCCGGCCAAGGAATCGGTCTACGACCTGATGGCGCTGTGGGACAAAGACGCCTACACCATGCTCAGCCAGTACCAGCAGGATCCTGTGGCCCTGACCGGCGGCATGATCGATGCGGACTGGTTCAAAACCTATGAGCAGCTGCCGTTCCTTGTCTGGCGCGGGGTCTACGTGGACACCGCCCAGAAGACGGGCGAGCAACACGACTTCTCGGTGTTTGCCCATTGCGGCCTGGGCATAGACGGAAACCTCTACATCATCGAGATCGTGCGCGGGAAATGGGATGCCGGCGACCTCGAAACGGAGGCGCTGCGCCTCTGGGAGCGCTGGAAGCCCTGGGACCAGTTCCGGCCGGCAGCTCTGCGCTACATGCGGGTGGAGGACAAGTCGAGCGGTACCGGACTTATCCAGACCATCAGCAAGAAGGGATCGATACAGATCGAGCCGCAGCCGCGCGGCCCGGCCGCCAACAAGGTCACCCGCTGCATGGATGCTGTCCCGTGGTTCAAGTCAGGTCGGGTGTTCGTGCCGGCCATCTACGACGAGCAGGGCCGGGCAATCCAGCACGTGAAAGACCACCGAGGCGAGGTTGTGGCCCCGACTGAATGGGTCACCACATTCCTCACCGAGGCGGCAGCTTTCACCGCTGACGACACCCACGATCACGACGACCAGGTCGACACCATCTTCGACGCCGTCGCCGACATGCTCATCAACAACACCGGCAGCTTCTTCTCGAGCGGCTGGATCTCGTAATTCCCCGATTCGCTGACCGCGCCTGGCGCGCTCTCCAAACTCGCCCTAAGGAAATCACATGGCTGATCAAACTCAGCGCCTTGAAATCGCGACCGTGCGCGCGGAAGTCGGCAGCAACATCCTGTACCGGTTCTCTAACGATGCCGCCGCTGCAGATGCAATCCCTACAGAGTCGGGCGATATCAACAACCTCAAGCAGGTGATCCTGCAGATCCAGGCGGACGCCGCCGAGAAGATCAGCATCTCCACGACGATCTACCCGTCCGTGGCCGCCGGCCTGGCCGCAACCGCCGACCAAGAGATATTCCTGGTTCAGTCGGACGACGCCAACGAGATCTACACCGTCTGGAAAAACAACGCAGGCTCCGCGGTGAACACCGGCAAAAGCGCTATGTCCTCCGAGGCAATCCAGCAGGCGCTGGATGCTTCGAATGAAGCTGCCCAGGCTGCCGAGGAGGCAGCAGACACGGCCACAGCGCGCACCGCAGGTTTCCTCGCGCCATCCGCGACAGACCCTGTCGTTCGTGACAACGGCCTTCCTCTGCAAGAGGGTGACCGTTACTTCAATACCGAAGAGCAGACGGAATACATCTACAAAGCCAGTGGCTGGGAGGCAAACGACAGCAGTGTCGCTCTCGATGCCTTGATGGAGCGCATCACTGAAATCCCGGCTCCTGGCAACACACCAAAGGCGGGCGACGATGCGAAGCTTGATATCAACTGGATGCCGAACGAACTGGTTCGCGCCATGCAGCTTGCGGAAAGCGATGGCTCAGAGGGAGTTGGCTATGTATTCGGTGCAGAGTCCAGCCAGCCGACATCGGTCAAATTCAAGATTGCAGAACGTGTTAGCGTCGTAGATTTCATGAGCACCGAGCAGAAGAATGACTTCTTCTCTGGTGCCGCGCTCGTTGACCAAACCAGCGCCCTGAACGCCTTCTGGCAGTACATGAAATCGACATTCGTCGATGTTTCGTCTGAAGACTACCTGAAAAAATGTGGTGAAGTGCCAAGTGGTGTTTATCGCGTTGATGGTAGCGTCAACTGGACCAACATCAAGGCGAGAAACACCATAGTAGTGGCGCATGGCGCAGTGTTTTACGGGCGAGGGGCCACTAAAAACGTTCTCGACATGACGGGCACTCGGTGGCTTCAGGTGTACGGCCTTACCGTCTTTGGTGATGAGGTAGAGCCACCAAAAAACGGATTGCTGCTTGGTCCGCAAAACGTTGAGACCAGTGGTAACAATGCGTTCTTTGGCTGTAATTTCACTGGCCACTTCGGCAAAACCGCAGTTTGGAATATCGGGTCAGAGACAACGACTTGGGTGCGCTGCAGGGCTGTAAACTACAACCAGGCCGCGGATGCCAAAGCCTTTATTGGCGATGGTCGCATGCGTAATGGAGCAACGAGCGATTATGCGGAACTGCGCGCAGCAGGAACTGCAGTATCGTTCACCAACAACCAGTTCTATTCGTGCGATATTCGCAACGTCGGCGGCGGGAGTTGCGTATGGCTTGAGTTCACCAGGGGATGGGGATTCGACCGTGGCTGTTACGTGCTCAGCTACAACGACGCGAACTTCGAGATTTGGCAGACATCGACAAGTGTGCATCAGAACCTTTCTATTGAGGGGCTGATGGAGACCCAGTTCCAGAATCAACCAACTCCAGGGAACACTGGTTGCAAATATCAGATCAAGTTCCTGGGTGATGGTACCGCCAGCGAGCTTGAAGGGCTGACTTTCAAGGTCGGGGTTCCGCATGCGGCCGTTGCTTCGCTCAAGCAAGATGCGACCTCCGGCAACCTGTCCATCACTAACGCCGATATCTCGATCGGCCATCAGGTCACCCCAGGCATACCTGTATTCGATGCCCCACGCTTGACGCTAACCGGCACCCTCCGATCTGCGAATGCCACAGAGCTGAACATCAACGCGATCGTTGCGTTCAATGGCCTAATCATCAGCTCTGGAGCTGGAGCAGTACGGCCGGCCTCTGGCGTTTACATCGAGATGAATTCCACGTCAGGACAGATGCTTCTGGGGGGCTCTGGGCCCAGGGTTTACGACGCAGTTTACCGAACCGAAGGCGCTGCAGCTGACGTTGCCTTCAAGGGTCGCGGGAAGGGGGCAGGCGGGGCAGAACTCGGAAACGAAGTGCTTTCCAACGCCCTTCAGGTTCTTGCTGCTACTGGCGCGGTCAACGGGCTGATTGTGAGAGGATCGGCAACAGGTACAGGAGTTCGGATGGAGGCCTTTGGGTCCGACACCAACGTGAGCCTGATTCAGGCGCCAAAAGGGGCTGGCTACATCATCAACCCAGTGGCGAACATCCCCAACTTTGCTGACGACACTGCGGCAGCTGCTGGCGGGGTGCCAATTGGCGCGCACTACCGGACCGGGAGCACGCTTAAAATTCGTGTAGCCTAAACTCTTCCGGCCATCTATCTGGGCCGACAATCGCAGGCTGCCCTGGGCTGGGGATCCTCAGCCCAGGTATCATTAATAGCTATTTCGATGTTAGCGCGCCGAACATTGACAAGGCATGCTCAAGGGTATTCTTGATGGAAAGCAACTTGTCATCGTTGGTTTTCGAGATTATATCCTTGATCTCAGTCGTGGAAATCCCATCAGTTCTAGGGAGGTACAGAACTTGAACTATGTCTTGAAGATCGTCGAATTTTCCGGCCCAGTCATTGCCGATAGCAAATATATCGGCTTCATGCTCAATAATGTCGGACCGCTTCTGCGCCCAGTCTGTCTCAGGGATAACCAGGTCCACAACCTTCAGGGATTGCACGAGTCTTGCTCGATCCTCGTAAGGGACTACGCACTTTTTCCCCTTGAGAGCGTTGAACTCATCGGTTGAAACCCCGACGATGAGCCTGTCACATAGATTGGAAAGATTTTCCAATAGATTGAGGTGCCCAATATGAAGAAGGTCGAAGGTTCCGTATGTGATTAATGTCTTCTGCTTTTTCATGATAGTGCGTACGGCCATTCAAAGAAGGGGTTCGATTCTGTCCAGTCGTTACCATACCTTTCGGTTAGGAATGCTTCAGGGTTGCTTGGGGCGCTGAAAGTTCTTCCATAAAAATCAATTGTCCCAGCCGGGAGTATTATGTCTTTAGGAATCTGGCGGATGCTCATTTTCTCCATGTGGAGAGAAATTGCATCGCCGGAAATCACGCCGGGGAAGAGATCAACGCAGATTCCTCTTCCGCCCAAGACGTGCAAGTTGCAGCCCATGTTGCGGACAACGGTAAAGCCATGCGCCTTCAACTTGTCGTGAAGGTCATTGCTTGCTTCCCTCATGTCTCCATGATTGCTAAAGAAGCAGACATCGAGGTCATCGTCGTGCGGAATGAACCCCTTGTCACGAATTGCCCCGAGCAGAGTGCCGTATAGCAAGGTGCAGGGGTAGCCAGCGGACTGGACGAAGTCCATGACACGGGCCGTGTGATCGAGCAGCTCGTCCTTTAGACTGAGGAGATGGCTTTTACGGATGCCATGTCGAGTCATAATGAACGCAGAGTCGTTAAACAAGCGTTTCGTGTATGTATTTATAGACTCTTGAAGCTTAATCGTCAGCTCTTTCGTTGGGATAAGATTCTGTATGAAGGAGAAGCTGCCGAGGACTTTTTCTTTGCGAAGCGAGGCCGCAATCATCGCAGCTAGAATCTCTACATCAAGATCGTCGGCTGGACGATTTCCATAAAAATCGAGGATTGAGAAGAGGCAGGAGTCTTCTTCAATGAAGTTAGGCAGCTGGTCGCTTTGGATGATGCCTACCAAAACATTCTTGAGGACAGATCTGGCCTGTGCGGTTTCCAGATCCTCAAGGCTCTGAATTAGAGGTGCAGATACCCATTTGCTAACGGAGTCATAGATTTCGCTGTAGTTCTCTTCGCTGGAGTTTTGCCATTGCAATTCCCAGGCGCCATCAGTCAAGATCTCTACCCGAAGGTCTTTGTTCCTTGCAGACCACTTGTCGGCACGATTTAGAACATTGATTGACGATACGTCAATAGCTTGATTCAAGACTATCTTGACAAAAGGAGAGTGCTCTTTTTTAGTGTGGATCTCTCCACCATCCCCACCTTGAATATAGTCAGGTCCGAATCGAGAGCTGTTTTCGTTGAAGATGCTGCTCATGCTGACAGAGCAGTTTCCCTTGCTCAGCTTGAGCTGCTTCCCATCATTAGTGTGAATGGTGAAGCCTGTGAAGTTCAGAAACTCCGCTTCTTCAGCAGCAATCGAGAATCGTATTCCCTTGATGCGTTTTCCGACTGGAATTTGAAGGCACATCTCAGGATTGGAGCCAAAGAAAATGGCTCCTGGGAAAATTTCTTTAAACTTACGCGAAGTGTTCAAAGGCTATGTCCTTAGCTCTTCTAGCTGGTACTGCAGTGTCCCAATGCTAGGGGGTGGCTGCTCGCCTTTGGGAGGCCTTCCCTCGGCCGCAGGCGACATAAGTGCTGCATGCGGTCATGCCATGCTCCATCAGGTTTCACTGAAACGAAGTCAAAATGTCCTCGCATCGTAATATAGCGATGGTATGTCGTCCAAGCCTTTGGTCAGGGCCGCCCCAGCTGAATCTAGGCAAGGAGGGGAAGCGCTGCGCTATTTACATCGTGCCAGTGCATGAAGTCGTTCGTGGTTGGCCGGTACCATCCGCGAGCCGCGCGGTATGGGGCGCCGAGCTCTGCAGCTCCTGCGTCGGCCTCGCTTTCCTGGGAGTAGATCGCCTTCAAGCCCCACGACAGACGGGTGTCGCATAGAACAGCCCACCCCTCATACCAGCCATCAGCTGTCGGGTGAGGCGCCAAATCTGGCGAACATTTAACTGAGTGCATCCTGCGCCTCCAAATGGCGGAAAAAAAGCTGTCGTACATCATATCGCAATAAATTTCTGCTACCACACCCACCAATCCGCCTCGTGCGGATTTTTTTCGCCAGGAGAAAACATGGCCAGACTCGCCGAACCCCAGGGCGGAGGCGCGAACGTGCTCCGTTTCCTGGACCTGATCGCCTTTTCAGAGGGCACCTCGACCGTCAAAGGCAGCGATGACGGATACAACGTCCTGTACGGGCGAGGGCTGTTCACGGGTTACGCGGACCATCCGCGAAAGAAGCTGACCTTCCCCATCAACGGCAAACCCGTGACCAGCACGGCAGCTGGCCGATACCAGCTGCTCGAGCGCTACTGGGACGCGTACCGGGTCAGTCTTCGCCTGGCGGGCGGATTCACGCCGGAGAACCAGGACCGCATCGCGCTGCAGCAGATCCGCGAGCGCAGGGCTCTGGACGACATCAAGGCGGGCCGCATCGAGCTGGCCATCTCCAAGTGCTCGAACATCTGGGCATCGCTGCCAGGCAACAACTATGGGCAGAACCCGCACCGCCTGGACAGGCTGCTGGCTCAGTGGCAGCAGCTCGGTGGGGTGCTGGCATGAACTGGCTGGGCGCGGTACCGGCCTGGTGCTGGTGGCTGGTCGCCCTGGTGCTGGTTGCCGGCGGCCAGCAGTACCGGGTGGTGGTGGCGCAGGGCGAAACTGAGGCAGCTCAGGGCGAGCTGGCCAGCTACCGCCTGGAGGTTGCTGAGCGCGATCGGCGCGCCGCAGCCCAGGCCCGAACCGAGGAACAGCGCCGCCAGAAAGTGGCGGACGAGGAGGGTGAGAGTGCACGCAAGAAACTGGAGCTGGCCAGAGGCCGCGCCGCTGCTGCTGAGTCTGCTGCTGGCGGGCTGCGCGGGGAAATCGCCAGACTGCGGGATGGCCACCGAGCCACCTGCGACGCCATCGCTGCCCAGCAGCGCCAGGCAGGAACCTCTGCCGTCGTGGTGCTCGGGGGATTGCTTGAAGAAGCTGACCGAATGGCGGGAGACCTCTCGACAGCGCTTGAGCGAAGCCGAATAGCGGGCTTGGCGTGCGAGGCAGTGGTAGATGGGCTGCGCGTTAACCCTGTCCAAAAACCATGACCGGCAGAACCATGTCGGCCCATGCCTGCATCATGTCGCGGCGCTGCTCTATATATGTGGCGTGGTTGTACACGTCACGGATGGCGCTGCTGTCGGCGTGGGCCAGCTGGCGCTCGATCCAGTCCTTGTTGTAGCCGCGACTGTTCATCTCCGTGGAAAACAGATGTCGGAAACCGTGCGGAGATTGCCGGCCGGTATACCCGCACCGGTCCAGCAGGTTCACCGCGTAGTTGATGCCGATCGGGCGCACGGCATCGGTTCGGTTCGGAAACACGTATTTCAAACCGCCGGAGATCGGCAGCATAGATCGCAGTAACTCGACAGCCTGGCGGGACAGCGGTACCACATGGTCGCGCCGCATCTTCATCTTGCTGGCAGGGATGGACCAGGTCGCCGTATCCAGGTCAATCTCCGACCATTCAGCCTTGCGCACCTCTGCCGGCCGGCAGGCGGTTAGGATGAGCAGCTTGGTGGCACACTGCAGCTGTAGGCCAGACTGACTTTCCTCAATGGCCTTGATGATGGCCGGCATCTCCGTGAATGCGAGGAAGGGCCTATTCTTGTGCGGAGCCATTTTCTCAGTCACAGCGTGCATTTCCGCCGTGGGGTTGATCTCAATCATCCCGATCGCGACGGCATAGCGGAACACCTGGCCGATCCACTGCCTTGTTTTAACTGCGGTTGTGATTGAGCCGCGCCGCTCAATCCTGCGGATCAGCGTGATCACGTCAGCGCGCTTGATGCTGTCTATCTGGCGCAGGCCGAAAGCAGGTAGTACATCCAGCTCCATCGCGTTAGAAATCACCTTGACCGTTGACTCGGTCAGGCCTCCCTTCCTGAATTCCAGCCACTCCTCGTAGACACGGCGGAATGTCCTTTCCTGGGCGCCCAAGCGCTCGATCATCTTCTCTCTTCTCGATTCGCGCGGGTCTTTGCCCTGCGCAACCTCTTCGCGCGCCTCATCCCTCCGCGCACGCGCTTCCTTCAAGCCGATCTCCGGATAAGTCCCAAGCGAAATCCTTGCCTGCTTTCCAAGCCAGGTGAACCTAAAGTGCCAGCTCTTCACGCCGCTCTCAGCCACGTAGAGAGTTAGCCCGAGCGAGTCCGCCAGGGTGTAGCCCTTTTCCCGGGGCTTGGCCTGCCTGGCCGCAGTGTCCGTGAGTGCCACTAGTACATTGCCTCTGTCTGTTCGTTGGATGTACTGGATGATGTACTAATTAATAAAGGATGTGGAGAGTCATACCGGGACGAATCAGGACGGCAGAGGCGCCCATATACGGGCACCTTGCCTTCTGTCGAGATTGTCCGGTTTTAGGCGGGAATCCACTGTGGAATCCTTGAAAATTTCCACGCTGTCATAACTCTGTGTGAATCAATAATGCGCGCAGTCTACCAGCATGGCCGTTACAAGGCTTGCAGGCGTTCATGCAACCGCCCGGTGGCTATCAGCTCCAGCAGCTCGTCACCCAGGCGCTGGCTCTCGGCGATGGCCTTGTACCAGTAGCGTTTGCGGCTTGGCGCATCGCCCATGAAGCGCTTGAAGTCGTTGCGGTCGGGCAGCTTGCCGTAGGGCAGGGCCGCCAGGTACTGCGGCGAGGGCGTCATCAGCAGCACATTGCGCAGGCGGGTGGCGTCGCCCTTGCGCCAGGGCAGGGCCTTGTCGAACCAGCCGGGCACTACCTTGTCGGTGAAGTGCGGGTAGAGCACCAGGTCGTCGCCGCGGTAGGGCAGGTCGAGGTGATAGTCGAGCAGGCCGCCGTCGCGGTAGGTACCTGTGCCTGCGCCGG